TAACAACAAGCGACATAACTGCTGCTGATAACGGCTTTGTTTATTTCTCATTCAAAGATTGTCAGGGGCAAATAATAACTTTTGCCTATGATGGTTCGCAGCCATACCAACAAGATGCTACCTATACCATGTTCCAATACGTTACAGGGTATAATTACGATACTGCATTTGCAGTTGATATTTATTACTATGTATCAGGAGTAAAAACGGCAGCAAGCAGCGCAATAACACCAGGAGTAGCAGCCGGAAAGATATCAGCACCATATCAAACTGCGCCATTATTAGTTCCACCTGCATACGGGAAGAAATATACTTTACAAGCCATTGGAAAATCGGGTTATACTTTTACGGCTGAAATATGGGAGAAAGGATATAGCGGATCATCTTATCAAATAGGTACAGGTGCAGAGCCATTTGTAATGAATTGCAATGCTTCAGGCGATGACCAATATCAACCAATACTACCTACAACATTCACTATACAGGCAGATTTTACCGACTTTACAGGCCCATTACCTGACTTTACAACAACAGACGACAGAAAGTATCATGTGAAGTTCTATGCGCAGGGTACTACTTATTTTATATGGCAGGGATTTGTACTTTTCGACACATTGACATTGCCATTCACAACAGGAAGAAATTACACTACCATAAATTGTATTGATGGGCTTGCAATGCTTAAAAGCATACCTTATTTGCCATCAACAGGAGATTTGAACAAGTTGGAATCTGTGATGAAAATAATTAACAACTGCTTAATGAATATCTATCTTCCCGATGGATATACCTTCAATTCAGCAGTAAATTATTATCAGGCAGTTGCAATGAGTGAAAGTACAAGCACAATAAGGCAAGTATATTTAGCACCTGCAATTTCAGGTAAAAATCAAACAACTTATATTAGTTGCTATGAAGTATTGGAAAAGATATGTGAATCATTCGGTGCGCAATTATATCAATCAAATGGTCAATGGTGGTTTACTTCAGTAAATGAAAAAGCATCTGATTCCATTCGTGTATTCACAACGGATTGGAAACTTGTAACAGATACAATAAGCACAAAGAATATAAAGTATGATATAAAGCCATACATTAACGATACCGTAACCCCTTTTTACTTTATTCAGAACGGGCAGGTCAAGATATTAAAAAAGGGATATTCACAAATAGAAATGACAGGGGATATAAAGTTTCCCGAAAACACTATTGATAATGGCGATTTGTCAAGATTGACCGTATCAGGCAAGCCGTATAACTGGACAGAGTTTCTTGGTGTTGGCGGGCAATATGATAGAGTTGTTGCAGATGGATATATTTGTCAAAGAATAGTATCAGGTGCAAGTGCATCATCTACGCTTGTAGCTGATAGTTGTGGAAAAGTATTGCAAAATGAAGAAATTGATTTGACATTAATTTATGGGTCATCTTATACCACACTTAATGACCTTTTGCGAATTAAAATATACATCAATGTAGGAGGTGGTAATTTTTGGACTTACCGAAAGAATAATGATGAGCCGTATTGGGAGTATAATACAACAGGATTTTATGGTGAGCCGCAAAATTCAGATAGGGTTAGAACATTAAATATTAAAACAACTGCAGCACCTGTTTCCGGTACATTAGAAATTGAATTTGAGGTTACAAGTACCGCAGTAGTTGCTTTATACCTTGCGTCTATATTTAGGAAATCTACATTCCCGGTAAGCCAAAGAGTTATATTTAATGAAACTGCACCCACACCTTACAAAAAATCAGTTAATGTTCTTATAGGTGCGCCAGACCCATTTAATGCAGCAGGGCAAAGTCAATCAATTTATACTGATATAAGTTATACGGTATTAACAGATGTTTATAGGTATGGTGCATCTTCTACACTTTATGCTAATCTTGTTAACTTATTATTCAGTCAGTACTTTAACTGCATATCACAACCACAAATAAATTTAGAGTATAGTCAGTACAACTTATTTAATGGTACCGACTTTATAGGGTTGATTAATACGATGGCTATACAAGACCCATCTTCTTCATTATCGGTCAATGCAAACAGATACATTTTTGGGGCATTGCAGTTTAACTTTGTCAGCAATACGGTTGATGCAACTGCTTTGCAGGTAAGAAATGCCGTTCTTTCATACACATTGGTTGACCCTGCTGACCCTGCTTTCAATCCACCAACTTGTAAAAGATATACCAATAGTTCAGGCGGTAACTGGACTGGAACTTATCAGAACTGCGCAGGTAGTTATGTGGGGCCTGTAACTCTGACACCTTCGCAGTATATTTGTGCAAGATTTGGAACTCCAAATACTATTAGTGGATCTAATTTAACCGTTGGAATTGACTGCTCATGACACCAGTAACCGGACAAAAACTCAACCTTTACAGGTACAATTCGATAGCAATGACTGACAATCTCATTGCGTGTGCAAGGACTTGCACCTTTTCGGTGGAGGTGGATGCAATGGAAACTACCAACATCAGTAGTGCATGGTTCAGAGAATCCCGGCCCGATGTCGCATCATGGTCTATACAAGCAGATGGACTTGTTGTATTAGATGATTATTCCTACCTGTTTATGCTGAATAGCCAACTGAATCGGGAGTTGGTATCGCTGAAATTCGTTATTGATAATGGTACGGCAGGTGGGTTAGTTATAGTATCGGGTTTGGCATGGCTGCAATCCTTCACCATTACGGGCGCAAATAAGGACATTGCCACTTATCAGGTAAGTTATCAAGGTACGGGAGTATATAGTTTAGCAGGAACCACCGTAACGCCAACTGGCATCGTTATACAAGGTACAACTACACAGGTGCTGCAATATACTGCCGGTGGTGGTGAAACTTCGATAGCTATACCGGGTGGTGCAGGTAAAACAATGATATACGGATCACGGGGTGGCACATCGTTTGAAACCATTGCGTATAGCGGATCGCCGGGTACGGGTGTAGTTTGGACTGTGGGTAGTGGTACTTTGACCGTTGATTCGGGTGTGCCTTTCTTCGCAGGTGAAAAAATTATAATTTTAGTTCAATAATATGAGAAAGTTTTTAACAATCTGTGCAATACTTTTATCCCTATCCGCTTCCGCCCAATGGCAGCAAACAGGAAGTAAGGTACGTTATGTGAATGGTATCGGTATTCCTACTAAGGACACGGCTGCAGGGGTGAGTGCTGATAGTTCGCAGATACTGATTCGACCTGCTGATAGTTCGTTGTATGTGAAGTATAAGAGGACATGGCAGAAAGTTGGTAGTGGTGGAGGTGGAACGGTTACGGGTAGCGGTACTACCAACTATGTATCAAAATTCACTTCATCTACTGCTATTGGTAATTCGCAGATATTTGATAATGGAACAAGCGTAGGTATAGGTACGACAAGCCCGAGCAATAAAGTTGATATATTCACCACAAACAGAACTTCACTTACTGCTGTTGGTTCGGGGTTAAATGTAAATTATAACGGAAGTACTACCGGACAATTTGCTACTCTTGGGTTTAGTTGGAATTCTTCTGTAGGTAACAACTCTACGCAATGGGGGATGGGTATGATTGGTACTAACTTTGTATCCGGCAATGCTGATGTTAATTTTTTTACTGATGGAGTTGAGCGTATGCGTATAACATCCGCCGGGGGGGTAGGCATAGATTACACCGCCCCTGCTGCTAAATTAGCCGTTAATGGTACTGCATTAATCAACACCAACACAGACAATGGAGTAGATAAATTGCAGGTGAGTGGGAGTATGAACGTATCAGCAAGGGCAACGGCACAGAATTTATCGGTTACGAATAATGGCAGTATAACAAATGATTTAACGGTAGGAAAGACAGTTTATTGTGGTTCTTCATCTGTTGATGGGTTGGTAATAACTGCTGCAAATACAAGAGGTTTAGTAATTAATGGTGTAGGCTCTGGCGGTGGTGGTGCATCTCAAACAAGATTATCTTTTGACCACAATGGAGCTGATAGGGGTTTGTTTTACTATGATGAATCAGCAGAATTATTTTCTTTTCAAACATCTGGGACATCCCGAAAGCTACAAATGGCAACGGAAGCAGGTGTATTTTTATATGCAACAGGCTCTAATACCAATGTACGCATTGGTGATGGAACTGCTGCAAATGCTAAACTTTCCGTTGCAGGTACAACATTAGTTAATACAAATACTGATAACGGAGTGGATGAATTACAAGTCAATGGCTCAATCTCTGGCATCGGGTTCAAGCAAAACTACGTTACCAAAACCGGAGCATACACCGCTACTAATGATGATTATGTAATTGATTGTACTTCCGGTACTTTCACCGTTACCCTTCCTGCATCATCCGGTCGCACAGGTAGAATACTAATCATAAAGAATAGCGGTGCAGGTACGATAACCGTTGATGGTAACGCATCCGAAACTATTGATGGCGCAACTACTTATTCACTATCCGTACAATACGCCACCGTACAAATAATGTCGGATGGTACGAACTGGAAAATAATATCTAAATTCTAAAACTATGCTTACCGCAATCGCAACCGCAATCACATTATCAGTAACCGCACCCGTACAGGTGCAAGTACAACAAGCAGACACTATCCCTGCTGCCATTCAGGTCAAACCTGTAGAGTTCAACAAACTGACAAAGGACACTATCACCCAAATCACATGGGTAGTGTTTGGACTTGGCAGAGATACCGCACAGGGCTGCAATACCTACGTGGTAGCATATGACCGCAAGGGAAAAAAGGTTACAGATGGCAACGTGCCTATCCCTGCACACATCGTGCAGCAATGGGGAACGGATAACACACTCATAGATGATTTTATTCTCAACTTTTATAAACTGATTAAACGTTAGCAATGGAACACCAAACAAATGATGCAGGAATAAATGGACTGCTTGTAACTCTTTTTTTATGGGTATTCAGCCATCTGACCGCATCGGATGTGGCAACTTACTGCACCATTGCAAGCGCACTCGTTACAATATTCGTGAACATAAATAAGTACAGAAATGGGAAAGACAAACATTAGTCTTACAAACGTAAACAAGCCGGCACCTAAATGGTACCGAAAGGCAAAAAGGGTTATCGGACTGCTATCCGGCCCTACCGTCATTGCAGTATTTCAGATATTCAAACTCAATGACCATCAAATGGCAAGCGTAGCAACTATTATCGCTTTCCTGCCAACCCTATTAGAGGTATTTTCCGCACTACTCGCAAACGGTGAAAACTATGCAATCGTACCAGATGAGCCAGAACAAAAACTATAACTGGTTTCCGTTTGTTTTCATTGCAATAGTGGTACTGATAGTACTGCTTTCCTGCAATTCAGTAAACAAATCGCAGGGGAAAACACAAACGGTGACCGTGTTAGAATACGATACCATGAGGGTATCTGTAGTTGACACCACCCGTACACTACAGGAATGGATTGACATTCAGACAAAGACCGTAGAGTTATTCGATACAACCTATACAACCGTT